TTAATTAGTCGTCACTACCGAAGACAGCCGACAGAGTGATGGACGGGCTGGAACCCGAAATGACCACGCTCAGCCTGATGTAACGGTAGATGGTCGCACCGAGCATGTTATGCCACGGGAACTTGTAGATGCCCGTGCCCTCATCGTTGGCTGCCGTCCCGGCCCTCAGAACCTCTCCGGCTCCGATCTCCTGCTTGGCCAGATCGACAACGTTGGCAGCCGTTCCGAAGTCGGAATCAGAAGAGCCTTCCACACACAGCTTGTACAGCTGGTTGGTGGAGTAGGTACAAGCGGTGACGTTGAATACCGCCATGCCCTTGGTATAGCCCCCGCCCGTATCGATGATTGAGCCGTTGTATGTGCTGGTCTTGGTCGTTGCCCCGATAGACGCCAGGTTTGCGTCATAGGTAAAAGCCCTGTTTTCGGTGAATTCGCTCATTGCTTTCCTCCTGTTCTTCTTTTTTTGCTATACTACGAGCCGTGCCCCGGAATCACCCTTATGCGGTCACTGCAGCATTGGTGATACCGTAGAGACGAGCGGCACACAGCGGCCTCTTCAGAGCGATAGTGATGTACCACTCCACCCTCGTCCTGTAGACAGGCTCAGAATCGATCTCACCCAGATCACGGACATCCATGTCTCCGTTCTGGAGCCCAACCACTCCGTTATCTGCGAAGCTGACGCAGTAGATGGAGGTGGCCACGGTTCCGGTTCCGGTGGAAGCCGCTTCATCGAAGGACATGATGTCGGTGTTCGTCTCGTCCTTGTCCACAACGAGGATCGGCAGGTCATTGTACTGGGTCACCCGCCTTCCGAAGGCATCCTGGGCATAGGTTATATACCCTCCCACTGAGGACGAACGGGAAGCCGCGCTGAGTCTCCGGCGCATCGTCTTGTTCATGATCAGATGGGTAGGCTCTTCCACCGCATCGATCAACTCATCGAGTTTGACCAGGGACAGAGCATCACCGGAAGCGGTAGAACCCGCTGCGATCTTGACGTTGGAGCCCGTCAGACGAACCTGGAGCCCGTCAAAGCTCTTGGTGTCTGAAGCCTTCGAACCCTTGATGAACGTCTTGGTCAGCTTGAGAGAGATGGACTTGATCTTCATCCCCTCCTGTATTGCACGCTGATCCTCTCCGGCTGTGTTGACGATGAAGACGTCCACATCGAGGTCGCCACCAGCAATAGCCAGCGTCTCGGTGACGTTCTCCATTTCTCCCGTGCCCTCAGTGTAGGCCTCGTTCACACCCCTGAAGTCGGAACGGGGAAGCACTTTCTCACGGTTGAAAGAGTATGCGTTGCCGTCAATCGTCTCCATGGGAAGGGCTGCCATCACATCACTGTTCTTGGCGTAAAGCTCCATCACCGTGGCTTCCAGAACCTTGTTCTGGCCGAGGGCAATCTTGCTGGATTCCAAAAGGTTAACTGCCATTGTGATATCCTCCTTTTCTTTCCTTTTCTGAGTTTATTTTTATCCACCGGGTATAATGAAAAATCCCGATGGAACTGTCTTGAAGACCAATCCCACCGGGATTTGCTCGCCGCGCTGCGGGTTGAGCGTTATTTCCTACTCATCCCCACTGGGGCTCGTAGGAGCCCAAATTTCCAAGTCGAGTTATCTCACCGCTTTCTCTGGTTCCTTCTAAGAACCTTGAGACGATCTGCTGCCGGGATTTTGGAATAGTCGATATTCCCACGGCCCGGTCCACTTCCTCCACTCCCCTGACTTCCTGCCCCGGAGGAGCTTTTGAACAGGTGAGGAGCCTCTTTCATAAGGTCTTCCACCCATTCCTCAATAGTCAGCAAGGTCTGACCATCCTTTCCGTACAGAAGCTGATCACCCTTACGGGGAACAGGCTGGTTGTCTTCCAGATGCCATACCTCTCTGGCCCGTGAAAGGATATCCTTGATGGCCCCCGGCACAGCATCTCCCAAACCGTTGACGGCCTGGGTCACGTTGGAGTCGATAAGGATTTCAGCAAGCTTGTTCTTGGTAGAGGCCAATTCATTCTCCAGTTCTGCGATCCTCTTGGATCCAGCCCCAATCTTGCTCTCATAATCCTTTCTCATCTTCTCCGTCTTCTGAGCAACCACCTCATCCACCTGCCCCTCTTCGAGCAGCTTCTTGTGGCCAGCTGACTCCTTCTCTTCCTTCAGGGCTTTGTACTCTTCCAAAACTGCTTTCGGGTCAACATCGTCCCCAAAGAGGGATTTCAGAGCAGTAAGCTCTTTTGTAACGTTGATGTTGGTGTTCCGAAATTCATCCAGTTTCGTTTTGGGCACCGCCCCTTCAACAGGCAAATGATACTTTCCATCCTTCTCCTCGTACAGGCTGGCTACTCCCTCCGGGAGTCCTTCGAGTGTGTCCACTACCATCTTCAACGGCATAAAATAATCCTCCTGATGAGAATAGTACTGCGTGTAATTCTAAAAAGTAAAGACTTTTTTCACTACTTTTTTGAGGATAAAAATATGTGGAGAGATACAAAAAAATTTCTTCAGTATTATCTTTGCGTTATACCAGAATCATCGTATAATTGACGAGGTTCAAAAGTTTTCGCAAGACCTGTACGGTTATATGGGGCACTGACGTTGAATAATTTCAATAACTTACGACATATAAAACGCAATAATCTCGAAAACAGTTTCCACAGTCTATACAAAACACAAGATAGATTTGGAAAAATCTATATTGGAATCATCGTTCCTTCGGAGCAGAGGCCCTGAGCCGTGACCCTGAGAACTCATACTGCAGTGCTTCCAAGAAGGCTTCCCCTTCGTCCACCTTAATCTCTTTCCCCCCGATCCCCCTCACCCCATACCTAATGAGTTCAGATACCATCTTGGTGGGCAGGGCCTGGAATGTAATTCTTCCATCCTCCTCCAGCTGCACTGTTCCCGCATACTCTGGGCTTCCATCGTCTCCGTATAGAGCAAAGTCTACATACTTCATATTTCCCCCGTTTGTGACAAAGTCCTTCCCACTCTATTATAACCCCTTTTCAGAAGTCACGCTGGTTGAACCCCCAGAACAACTTGGAAGCACGGTCTGATTTTCGAATGTCCAATATCCTGAATACCCGTTCCCTCAGGGCTGATGTCTCTTTTTCGTTCAACCCCCATCTGCTAGCAAAGGCCTCCACGTCCCACTTCTTGAGCCTATCTAGAAAGGCCTTCATCTTGGGGCTTGTCTTTATAAATTGAACACTGGCCTCGATCTCCTTGATAGAATAATCATCTTTGAGGGTATGACGGAATTCATCCAGCCCGGTTGTCCGTGTGCTAGTGGCTCTGGGAAAGGAATAACCGTGATCGATAAAAATCAACTTTCCGTTTGTAGTCCTCCGCAACCAGTTCTTTCCATGACGGTCTGTATTCCCGATAATGTAATCAAAGGTCAATCCAAATACTCTCTCTTCCACCTTCGGATTATCCCCGCTGTAGAAATAACCGGGCTTGCACAAGTCCTCCCACATCTGGATTGAACCCACCTTACCGTCTATATGGGTCACCGCCGTAGGAGGTACAAGACCCAGGCCCAGAGCCTGATCCACCTCATAGGCCATTGCTTCCCGGTAGGCCAACGGAACATCTCTGTTGTTCACGGTCATCCGGACATCCCACCGTTCCCCGGCCATAGGTTTGTATATCCCTTTGATGACCTTGTTCCCGGTCTTGAACTCAACGATATAGGAGTCATTGATACCCCCGCCCATCTCCATCTTTTCCATCTTCACCAACTCCCCATTAAGGAGGGTGTTGAGTGCACCGTGAGGGTTGATGGCTTCCGGATAATCAAAAAGTTTGACTTTTGTTTCCCTGACTTCTTTCAACATCTTTTCGATATCTTTATGAAGACGGGCATCTTCAATAGCTTTACCTTCATCAAACCAATTCCAGGCTCTGTCTCCTCCCCCTCGTATCTTTCCCAGAATCAAGGGCCTGAGTTCAATATCTCCAATTGGTCTTCCTTCAATCCATCTCCCAATAATCTCATCATAGGTTTGAATACCATATCCATCTATATATTTGCCTTTGTACTTCAGAATGATGTGTCCGATATCATCCTCACTCCTGAAATACAATCCGAACGCTTCCACTCCGGCCTTCTCTCCTCCCAAAGCCTCATAGATAGACCGGGCAAACATCCCACAATCCCCGCCGTCATAATGATAATCTCCCTTGGCCACCTGTTTGATTACCTGACGTGCGGCTTGCTCCTTTGGTATAACAATCTTGGGTTTGGGAGGAGGGGCAGGTGGGATACTTCTCCCGGATACGGATTGGATCCCACTCGTGTTCTCCGGTAGGAACTTGGGCTTGGGTACAGGCTTGGGCATAGGTGGTCTTTCTTCGGGAGTCAGTCCCCTGACCTGTCGTCCCTCGTCCTTCATCTTCTGGATGAGGTCTGCTACCTTGAGCTGACGGCCCTGCTGATCGATAAGGTCTGCCATAGTGAGCTTGTTAGCCTTCCATAACTTCCATCTCTTCACCCCCAACGCATCTATCTGAAAAGCCTCCGTTTGGGTTTTCAACCAAGCCCCGTAGTCAAGGTCAGCAGCTACAGGCCCGGCCATGCTAGCACGAACCTCCGGTGATATCAGATCCAAGGCCTTCAGCTTCTTATTGTGAGCCCGTACACGGCCCGGTTCTGGCTTGTACTTCTCCAACTCCCGATAGCTCTTCAGAATAGGTATCATTACAGATCGACACTGCCAATGATGAGGAGGAAATCCCGGCCAACCCATAGTAGTCCCTTCAAGAGGTTTGCCGTTCATATCCCATTTCCCATTATCCAGAGCCCGACACAAAGGAGTCGTTCGAGCATCGAGGGTGCTCACTTGTCGGTAGCCCTTGATCACGTCTGAGTTGGCTTCATATAAATCCTTGCGGACGTTATTGGCTACCTGAAGCACAGAAGTCCGAACGAGGGCTGTGGCATCTCTCTTCATTATCCCAAGGGTTCCGGGCTCCGCTTTTGTCCCAACTATCCGGCGCACCATCTCCCCGATAGCCTGACCCTCTATCAGGCCCAGCTGAATCCTCCGGTTGACATCGTGGAGAGTTGCAAACATTTGATCCCGGTAGTCATCCGACTTCTTCTTCCACCAGTCCCCGATGACCCGGCCCTCGATCATGGTGCTGTTGACTACCTCGTTGAGCATATCGTTCGTGAGAGTCACATCAAATAGAGTAGCCCCTCCAAAAGGAGTGTTGATTATATCAGCCACCTTCACAGCGTCATACCCGGCTATGTCCCTCAACTCTTTGTAAACATGGTCCTTGGTCACCTTGTAGGTTTCGCCCAAAATTCCCGATATCTCCCCCTTCAGCATCTCCAATCGGGATTCTCTCCACTTGGTGAGCTTGATCTCTCCTAGATCGTTCTTGGCCAGAAGGCCTGTTATTTCATCCTTAGCTTGTTCTAGCAAGCCAACTACATCTCCACGTGTACTCTCCGTTAGTCTTTCCAGATCCACACTGGCCCGGATGAAACCGTCATAGATATCCTGCTGAACATTTCCCGGCATTGAGCTTCCTCCTACAAGAAGAACAACATCAAGGCCACCACCCAAAGAATGACCACTCCCCACCAGTAAGGATCACGAAGGGCTTCAGCCCACCTTTCTCTCAAGGGACTCACCCCTTCCTCCGGCTAGCAGATTTGACCTTGCCCCGATTCTGTTCCAACTTCAGGGCAAGCCGATAACGGGGATTGGCCTTGGCTTTGTTGTTTATATCTTTGGCCTTGGCTAGTATCCGGGCATCCTTCTTTACTTGGTTGGTGAGCAGCGTTGTAGCCATTCTGCGAACCTCCTTCTTCTGATTCAATAATTTGTCCGCACTTTCTGCACCTTGCTCTGAACTTCCGTTTGTCTCCCCTGCGAGAGATAGACAAGATGTCCACGTTGATACTCCCACAAACCCCGCAAACAATCGTCATGGTTGCTCCCTCATTGTTGTCTTTAACCTCTGAGTCTCCAATTTGTACAACTCCTCCGCTTTCCGCATCGATATGGGGGATTTGTTCAGCCAATGCCTCTCATCCCTCTCTTCCCGACCAACCAAATATCCCCCATTCCAACAATGGCACAATAGGACGTTCTGGGATCCCACAGTCACCGACTGAACCACCTTGGCCACCTGTTTATCTAGTTTGCTCATTCGGTTTCTTCCAACTCAACCTCTGTGGGCTTCCTTCGATTCAACTTGGATTTGGATTTGGGCAATGGCTTCTTCTCCGGTTCCTCTTCCGATCCTTTCCCGGTTGAGGTAAAATTCCCGTTGCCCGTCAAGGCCAACTTCATTTTCTCCTCTTCCACAGTAGTGTCAGGGGCCAATATCTCCCCCTGCTGCAGATTCCACAAGAACGTATCAAGAGAGATAGCCCCGGACTGAAGAGCCTGAAGCAAAGCTGTTATCTGTTGAGGAGCAAGCCTGTCTGATACGAAATCCCGATTGAGAGCCACGGTTATCTCTCCCACAGTAGCCGTTATCCATAGTGAGACATACTCCAGCAGCTTCTTCATCCCGTTCTCTATCGAGGAGCATATGCTGCTCAAGGTGGCCACGTCCCCGGACTGTCTCCGTTCTACTGTCTCTGCCGCCTCTGCTGCCGCCTTCTGTCCTTCGAGAAGACGTGCTCCCATTGTAGCCATTTCCTGTTTCAAATCCTCCCGCGCTACCCGGACAGCCCCAAGCCCTGATCCTCCAAATTCCAAGTACCCACATTTGGCAGCTTCGTTTTCTGTCACCCAAGCTTTCCCCGGCCCCACATACAACTTGCTCTCCTTCGGCCAACCAGCCGCCCAAGGAGTGGGCAACGCACAGTAGTGAAGCCCGTGATAATAATCGACTGTGACCTGCCAGTGTTTGATATTTAAGAAGGCCAAATCAAGTAAGGGAGGTTTGTCGGGAACGTGGTGGTTGGTGACCGATCCAAAGAAGACAAAAGGGATAAAATCCATAAACTGACCCCTCACCTTTGGAGTAATACCCTCCTGCTCCGTTCCCCATTCCCCTTTGTCATTCTGGATGTAAGTGGAGACATTGTAGATGCCGTCTATCAGCTGAAGCCTTCTCAGCCGGGTTTTCTTGTCGGTCACGAACTCATCCTTGGGGTTGGCCTCATAATAGACTTCCTGAAGGATAATATCAACAATCACGTCTATCCGGCCCACCTTCTCCGTCCGTATGTTCAGTATGTCCTCAGCCTTGTAACGGCTGATATAAGGTCGGTTGGTATTGTCGTCAAAGTCTGCGAGGGCTCCAAGATACCCGAAAGACAGAACCTCACTGAGTAGGGTTTTGGCAAGCTCGTCTACACTGAGCCCGTCCGGAGTCAAATCCTCTAGAACCTCCTTGGGCACGGCTGGGGCGTTGACTTTCGGAGTTTTCCTCATGACAGCCCCGGTAAGACCCTGAACGGTCTTGGCGGTGGCGTTCAGAAAAGTCCCCCTCTCCTTGTAGGCTTGATAGTCACTGGTGTCTTGGCCCTTGAGCTTGGGCAGGTAGGTTTCACCTGCATCCTTGACTGCCCGTTCCCCTTCCAGGATCGTCTCGATCATCTCCCAATCATAGATTCGTTCCTGGTAATAAACTGATTTACTGTCAATGGGCATCTCGTCCCCCTCCTTTAACCATCTTGATTCTTCAACGTAGTTGACGCCTCACATAGTTTTCGACTCAGCCTGTACCTTTTCACATCCGTGTTTTCTCGCTTCATTCTCGCACGAAATACAAACGTGCACTCTCCGGAATCCAAACCAATACTCGGCAAGCTCCCACAATTCGTAGGGTTTGCCGCAAATGTTACAATGGCTGATAACAGTCCAAGTCAATAGTGTGTTCATTCCTTTACTGGTTGAGAACCTTCCCCAGAAGCCGCTTTGTGGGACCAGCTTTCAAATACAAAGTCGAGGTTCCACATCAGTGTGTGAGACTGGGCCAGCTTCTTCTGGATCGCTTGCCTGCGTTTCCTATCTCCCGTATGGAAGTCATGGAACTGTACCTGAAGGTGCTTGATCTGGTTTATCTTCCCGGAATCGATGAGGGCCTCTATCACGTTGTACTCAGCCCCTTCTATATTCAGCTTCAGGAGGTCGATGGTTCCCCCCGGATCAAGGAGTTCATCCATGACCGTCCGGATATCCCGAAAGGGAAGTTTGGTGCCGGGGACACCTTCAGGCCCGAACATTGTAACCCCGTCATCGGCCCCGTAGACGTCATGATTCACATTCTTGTCCCAAATCCCAAAGTTGAATACCTGTACCTTCTCCCCATGGTTCTCGAAGCGGTTGCATATCGTGAGGACATAATCTTCTACTGGCTCAAAGATAAAGATGTTGGCCCCGGTAGCCCGATATATTGCTGATGCCCAGTCTCCCCGATATCCCCCAGCATCCCACACCATACTCCGGGAGTTCAGATCAGGATACTGTACCCGCTTCTTGTCGAACTTATCCTCATAGAATAGTTCTGTCCGGAGTCTCCTGACCTGCGTCTTGGGATCCATATACTCATCGGTAAAGTCGAGTTCATAGATTTTGAACCCGTCTCCATCTTTGAGGATGTGCCTGTACTTCTCCTCCTGAGGAGCAGAGAACATACAAAGGCACAGGCCCAGGTTCTGAACATCTTCGAGAGGTTCCGCAAGCTTGACCACGTCCTGATCCCTCATCTTCACAAGGATGATCCGGCCTTCCCGAACCCCGGAGTTGATCACTACGGTTCCAAGATAATGATCAGAAGCCTTGGAGAGGAAAGCCATTTCCAACAGCTGATCAAATCTATCCCGGATGAAATGCTTGCTCATCTGATCCGGGCTCTGCCGATAGTAGAACCAGGGCTCATTCACTTTCATGATCCGGGCTCTCCTCCGGATAGCATCCCACCACAGCTTCCATTCACACATATGATTGCGGTGGTCGTTGAGAACCTCGGTGTACCCTCCGATATCTTCAAACAACCCGTATCTCATCACCGCACAATACGGGATATAATTGACCTGAAGCAGTGCTGCGTATTCTCTCCGGGAGTCTTCGAGAGCATCTATGGTCGGAACGATCTTGCCGTCACTCACACTCTCGTTGAATACGGTCTCATCAGTGTAGACGATATCCAGCGTGGGATCGTTGTCAAGGAGCTTGGTGGCCCGTTCGATATACCCCGGATGGATCATATCATCTGAATCGAGGAACATCAAATATTCACCCCTCATCGTATCTTCCCGGAGGGCTCCTATATTCCGGGCCTTGTACACCCAGCTGTTCTCGATAGTCTTGACCCAAATTGGTATCTTGCTTTTCTCGCAAAAGCGTTGGACCACGGCCAGTGTATCATCGGTACTCCCATCATCCACAATGATGATCTGGGCTGGCGGGTAGGTCTGGGCCTGTAGGCTGGTGATCGTCTCCCCTATCGTCTTGGCAGCGTTGTACGCCGTCACCACTACTGTTACCCCTTTGAGACGCAGGGCCTTCTTGTCTCCGTCCTCCTCCTGCAACTCGGCAATCCGTTTCTTCAGCCTTTCTACCTCTCGCTGACGGGCCTCCTTGTCTGACATCTTGTTGTCCTTTACTTCCCCCGGAACCAAGTCCTTGTAAAAATTATTCGTGTCTGACATTTCTCCTCCTCAGTCCTGATTGTATTGTCTGTTACCGTCTTTCATCACCCGTACCCTTCCTGACTTCGGCCTGATCACAATGTCCTTCGGAGTAACCTTGCGAATCAGGAAGTGAACCCCGTTGATATTGATGATGTCCCCGATTTTGAAGATGACGGAGCCCTGTGGGCCCTGTTCCTTGGTCCTCAAGTCCCCTTCTTTCTCCTGCGTTTCCACTACATCTTTGTAATCGTTCATTTGGATCTCCCCCGGTTTGGTTTGTTAGATTCCATCCTCATTCGACTTGGCCAAAACGACCAGAACGGCTACCACCCCCACAAACAGGAGGGTGAAGGCTAGAATCCTGCCGATAATACTGTCTGGGCCTCCGGCTGTTAATAGGGCTGGAACCGCTGCGGAACTTATGACCAGTAAATTAACCATTTCCCCGGTTCCTCCTTTTGTAGATCATATTTTCTTGGAAATCCACTTCGACACCCCGTCTTATTGATTCCCTTTCCAGAGCCTTCCGTACAGTATTCCAAGGAGTACCCCAGCGGGTAGCTATCTCATGGACCGTCATCTTCTTCTCCGTATACTGGAGAAACATCCGGGCATCTCGTTCCTCTCGATAGGCCTTTTTGCCGTATACGTCAGGCTCAATGTTCGGCATCACCACCCCCGTCCCTCGTTCTCAGAGTATGCTAGATCATCTATGTTGTCCCAAGTGACGGGTATTATATCAGGGGAGTTGCGGGAAGGATCCAATGTCCACTGATCCGGGAAATAGAGCAGTTTGTCTGGGCTATTGCTCAACCAAGCGGCCCACCAAGCAAAAGTGGAATTCCCGAAGATGAAATGATCGCAGGATGACATCAATGCCAAGTCCTTCTCCGGCTCGTTCTGGTGCTTGTCCATAAAGAAGAACTGGGCCTCAGGCATCCTGCTCTCTTCGTCCTTCAGGATATCCTCGAACTCAGCCCGGATCATACAGATGTCATCGGAGAAGATCAGGAACAGAGGTTGCATATCCTTCTCTTTCCACAGCAATTCATACATCTTGCGGATAGCTGGAAGGTAATAGTCCGGCCCCTTGACCCCGTATATGGTCTTGGTCGATGGAATGAGACGATCTCCCCGCCGTATATGGACCGCCACGAGGGCCTGATCTATGTCCACGTTCTGAATAACCTCGGTGTCCATGTCGCTGGTGATGGGGATCAGGAACTCATCCCGGAGGTCTTCCCGGATCGAAGAGAAATACTTTTCACATTGCCAGTACCCGGCCAGAAACGTCCCGTCAGGCAGCCTCTCAAACATAGAATCGTAGGCCAGTGACGATTCCGCATAGTGGCGGGTGGTTATGATGTCGTGATATCCGGCTACCTTGATATCCATATTGAGGCGATGAAGTAAGAACGGAAACAGCTTGAAGGTCTTGTACCCTTCGAGGAACAGCTTGACTTCGGTTTGGTGTTTGGTCGCCAGAGATTTTCCAGCTGCATACTGGAACATCTGATTCCCTAGTCCTCCGATGATATTCGTTATAATCATGGTACCTCCTCCTTGTGATGAACTACCGTACAGCCCCACTACAAACTCGTGAACCTCGTCAACTACGTTGAAGAATCAAAGCCCCTTTTACACTCTGAGGCTCCTATATCCGATTTCACCCCCCTTTTCTACCCTATATTTCATTACAATCCTTTTATGCGCCGAAAGCAACTCAACATCTCCCACAGGTCAGCGTGCAGCCCTTTCTCCAGAGCCCGGTTCACAATCAAGTCGATCCCCTCCTTGTAGGTCTTCTGATCCTTGAACTTGTTTAACATCACAACCTTGCTCCTGTCCGGCTTCTTTCGTGGTTTGATGTCTTTCGCGCCTCTCGTCCGGCTCATAGGATATCCTTCAGAATGCCCTCCCGTCTCAACTTCCTGATAGCTTTTTTCAGAAGCACCCCGTTGGCCCTCGGATATGCCAAGGCTAACACCGCCATGATAAAGAACACCACAAACCCTTTTATCCGATCCCACAGCCCCATATCGTCCTCCTCAAGGAAAGAACCGACACATGCCATCTTTCATAAATACCTGCTCCACCATCTCGTTATACGGCCCGAAGGTACACCGTGGGCAGTTCTTCGGGTCAACCCGATAGAGCAACTCACGGTGATAGTCCGTGTTCCAGTATTTGAGGACATTCTCCGGCTCCGGCTCGTGGGCACAAAGGATCAAGTCCTTGTTCCCTCGAAGATCAAAGCACAGGTGAACATTCCCATCGGCTCCGAAGGTAGTCAACAGGGGTGCGGCCCAGCACTTGGTGAAGTTGACCTTGCGGGATAGGTCTGGGTTGAACTTATGTCGGATGCCGTATACCTCGAAGGAGTCTGTTTCAAGCTCATAGGCCTTCTCCATCTGCTCTTCGAGAGTCCTGATATGGTTCTCTTTGAAAGCACCCTGATTCTGGGTTATCATAGGAAGGTTGTCCAACCCTACCGGGCGCAGGTGAAATCTCTTGCACCCAATCTCTCTTGCTACCCAAGCCGCTTCCGCAATATCCTCTACATTCAGCGGGTGGGCCAGATACTTGTAGGATATGTCAAGGTTGGGATTCTTCCCGGCCAACCCGGAGATGTTCCTGATGACTTTCTTGAAGGTGTCTTCCCCCGTTTCCCCAAGTCCCTTAACCTTGGCGAACGTCTCCGGGGTTCCAGCGTCCATGCTGAAGCCTATCCACTTGGCAGTATCGGCTATGACCTGCTGCTTGACCTCGGTCATCAGGCTCCCATTAGTTATGATTCCGGTTTCGATCCCTAAACGGCAGCACTCTTCAAGGAAGGCAGTGAACCCCGTTGCCATCATCGGTTCTCCCCCTCCGGCGATACAGGTGGACGTTGCTCCCCAGGCCTTGTAGAAGTTGGCCAATTTTAACAGGTGCTCGGTAGTAAGTATCTTGGGCTGTTCCTTCCGGTACTTGCGGGAGTTACACCAGATACAATTGAAGTTGCAGGCGTTGCTCGGATCGGTGTCCACGGTTATAGGTGGGAGAAAGTCCCCCTTGGCGAAACCCTCAAACCATTCGCGCCATACAAGGGCCTTGAAGCTGTTAAACGGGTTGTATGGACTTCTCCATTCCTTCATTCCTTTCCTCCTCTCTCTTCGTTATGAGCGGCCAATCCTTTGCTTTGAAATCAAGTAGGTTGTCCCGCGCTGTCCCTAGATAAATGCCCCGGTCTTTCTCCAACTTCTCCGTAGTGAAGCTGGTTTCCTCTGTCTCCCTTCCGAACAGGGCCCCCTCGATCCCAAGGACGTCAGCTATATCCTTGGCCCATATCACGTCCTGACTTCCCACGTTGTATTTCTTCCCGTCCCACAAGTGCCATTCCATCACGGCCTGATAGATAATATCAGCAAGGCCCCGTGCGGTGATGATATTAAAGGTTGAGTAAGGGGTCACATAGGCCCGGCTATCCGTTATCAGATCGTATACAACCCCCTTCTTCATTCGTTTCCCGATAACGAGGGCTGGCCGGAGTATCAGCAGGTGGGGCTCCAACTCCTGTAGAATTTGCTCACTGATCAGCTTCGTCCTTCCATAAGGCTCCAGCTGAAGCGGCAAGCATTGTACCCATTCCTGAGGATACGCATTGGCGTAACAGGAGGAGATGTAAATGTAGTTGGTGTGTGGCACTCCCCCGCTCCACATAAGCAAGCTCACCAGATTCTTCCAGAAGAAGTCTCTGGGGGAGTGGTGGGCTTCCCGGCGTGATGGACGGCCATTACAATCGATGATGAAATCGTAGGGTGATCCATCTACCGCACTCATAAGTTGAGGGCCATCCGGGGTGGGAGTAGCCCGGATTGTTTTTCCACTCCCGTTATAAATCAACCCCACACTGCTGGCAATATAAACGTTCTCCTCACCGATCTTCTCCGCAAATAGGGCTGTAACAGCACTCCCAATATTCCCCAAGCCCCCTACAACCAGCACCTTCATATCTCAAATACCTTCTCTTTCATCCTCCGTCCTACAGCCTCCGGACTATGCAGCCGCTCAACCCAATTCCGGATCACGCGTTTCTGGCTTTCGATCTCCCCGGTGGTCAAGGATAAAATCTCATCCACCCTCTCTTCCAGTTCCTGTGCGTTGTTGGCTATCCACAAGGGGCAAGTCTCTCCGTACTCAAATGGATATTCACTTTGTCCAAGGAGAAAGTTGGTGATCACGATCTTACCCAAGGAGGCAGCTTCGAGGGCAGTGACTCCCCACTCCTGTATCCGGTAGGCTGGGGGATATATCGCCTCAATATATACATCACACTTTCTCATTTGATCGAGGTTCTTGGAATAACTCACCCGATTCTCCCCTGTACTTATCCGTGCCTGGAACTTGTCCCGGTACTTCTCCTGAGATAAAACGGGGATGATGGTTTCCCTCGTCCCCTTGATCATGGAGGATGGATGGTGGGCTATCCGTAAAGGGTTGTGATTGGTGAAATCGGGTTTGAGCTTATCGGTATTCACCGAAGGAAGCAGCCACACCTTCCTTTCTGCACCCAGGTTCCACAAGTCCCTCGTCTGAACAATGCTCCTGTCTACGAACGGATTGAAGGTCTGGTTTACTGCGACATGGTTCTGTCGGTAATACGTCCCGCCGTGGTACACATACAGGTGCTTGTGCTTCTTGAGGG